TGTTCTAGTGTAAAGGCAGTAGTAGAACCATCACCTGAATACACAGATGCTGCTCTATTGGATACAAACCTACTAGGTGATGTGTTTCCTATATATGGCATATTATGTTATCTCCATAATGCTCAATGTACCTGATACTTTATCTGCTACGGAGCAGTCTATTGTTATTTGGTCAGTAGTCTCTAGTACAACCTTATTACCTGCTAGTAGTTCTAATGCACCACCTACAGGTATTGGAGCATCCTTTACTATGATACTCGTTCCGTTTGCTGTGTTGTTTGTGACTGCTCTGTTTGCTGTGTCACTAACTAACCTTACAGTTGCCGTGACTTGTGCCGTATGTATGTTTGCTAGAACTAAACCCAGAACAACAGTTGTTACACCACTTCCTGCTGTATACATTACATACGGAGTTCCGCTTGAAGCAGGTTCAGCTGCAAATGTAACTGTTTTGAATGTGTTTGCCATAATATTATCCTAACGCTATTGCAAGTGCCGTCGGGTCTTCTTGAGAGAAACCTGCACTACTTAAATATGTTTTGACATCGGACAGAGAGACTTGCTTCATTGTTCCGTTGTCGTTTGTTACTACTCTGTCTGCATCTACTAAAGTTGTAGAGGAAGCGGATGTGTCACCATCCATAATGTTTAACTCTGCTGCTGTAGACGTTACACCATCAAGAATGTTTAGCTCTGCTGTGGTTGATGTTACACCGTCAAGAATATTTATTTCTGCTGCTGTAGACGTTACACCATCTAATATATTTAATTCAGCAGGGGTAGATGTAATTGCTGTATCACTATCTGCGGCAAGAACAGGAATTGTACCTGATTGGTTTGGTAATTTTATAGTTCTGTCAGCACTAGGATCTGTAATAGTAAGCGTAGTCTCATTAGCATCAGCCGTAGCACCTTCAAAAACAACTGCGTTGGCTGCTTCCATAGTTACTGTATTTACAGTGGTAGTGGTACCTGCCACACTTAAATTACCTGCAACAGCAACGTTAGCACCGTCAAATGTTAGGGCAGTTGTAGTTCCTGATTTTAATATTAAATTCCCACTTGTGTTTGTTGCACTACCAAAAGTTGTGCCACCATCTTTAAAGAATATATCTCCACCATCTGCATCAATATTAATATCTCCTGCAGAATCTAAAGTAATGGTAGAACCTGTCATGTTTGTTATTACAGGATTTGTCAGTGTTTTGTTTGTTAGTGTAGCAGTTGAAGTTGCCGATACTAATCTAGCATCACCACCTGTGCTAGGAAGAGTTAAGACGTTACTAGCACTTTCTGAATGTGGTGCAGCTTTTACCTGCTGTCCGTGAGAGTTATTTTCACAGTTAAACTGAATAGTACCCTGATTAGTGTTACCTCTAATAGTTACATGACCTGTTCCATTTGGTGCAAGTTCAAGGTCAGCATTTGAAGTAGTAACAATGTCGTTACCATTTAAGTCTAAGTTACCACCTAATTGTGGAGTGCTGTCCTCTGATACATTAGATATGGCACTCGATGTAGCAAGCCCTGCAACAACTGCGCTTCTAGTAATTTTTTTAAGTCCGCCACCTGAAGTATCTACTGCTAAGAACACGTCATCATTTGCAACTGTTGATATTTCAGATAAATCTCCTACTGCTGTAGGGTTAAAGTTTGTACCGTCCGCAACAAGTATGTGACCTGCTGTATTTGTACCCATAACTAAATCATCGCCTGATATAGTTAAATCACCTGTAACAGTTAAATTTTGCGATACTGTTACGTTACCATTAGACGCTATAGACATGGCATCCGTATCGGACGTATGTCCAATAGTTGTACCGTTTATAATAATATTATCTACTGTTAATGTGCCTAGTGTTCCTACAGATGTAAGGTTAGGCATTGCAGTTATTTCATCATCTAAGTAAGCAGCTAAACTTGTTACAGCTATCTGCTTCATAGTACCATCGTCATTAAGTATTAGTCTGTCTGCATCTGCTATAGTAACAGAACTAGCTGCAGTACCACCATCTACTATATTTAGTTCTGCTGCAGTTGATGCAATAGCAGTGCCATTTAAATCTAGTGTATCTATATATGCTGTACCATCTACATATAAGTTTCTCCACTGTTTACTTGATGAACCTAGATCAAACGAATCATCATCGTCAGGTATAATATTAGAATCTACTTCTCCACCAAATACGATGTTATCTGTATTGGCATCTCCAAGTGTAAGTGTACCACCATTAAATGTAGTTGTACCTGTTACAACGAGATTACCACCTATAGAAGCATTACCACCTACAGTGAGATTTCCTGTTACATTATTTAAAGATTCTACTACGTTTGTGCCATCGCAAAACACAAATCCTGTTGTTCCGTTAGGTATAGCAACCCCGCTGCCCGAAGCTGTTTTAACTGTAACTGCTTGTCCAGTTGCGTTCTTTACAATATATACTTTGCTAAGTGCAGGACATATTAGTGTAGCAGCCCCACTTAAATCACTAGTTGTGTCTGTAAGATTTAATATGGCAGCCCTAGCTTCCGCTGTCGTACCATCTGCTGTTGATAATGTAGCAGAATTAGTGCTCCAAGTGTCTATCGTTTTTAAACCTGCAACAGCTTCTTCTATCATAGATGTTATATTATTGTTAACAACATCTCCCCAAGAACCGCTCAACTCTCCCTGAGTAGGTAAAGCAAGTTTTAAAAGTGTACTGTACTGTGTTGCCATTTATCAAACCTCACTATTAGTTAAATTATTACACGAACAAGTTAATATATGCAAGAACTTCATCTTAACTCCATCACAATATGCGTATAATTGCGTTATTAGCATCAGCTGTAGGAAACGATATCACAAAATTTGCTGAGCTAGATTGTTTATTCTCTCCAAAATCAATCACTGCTATTGCAGGATTACCTGTTGCACTTTTATAAATCAAAGCTCCTCGGGCTGTAATGGAAGAAGAACTCCAAGTAGTATCTGAAAAGTCTAAAAAGGCTGTTGTTCCTGACAATGCAGGGTTTGCTGCAATAGTTAAAGTGTTACCACCTGCTGTGTAACCTGTGCCTGATACTTCGTTAGTTGTGCTATATGCTGTAGTTGCCGCACTTAAAGTTGCTGAAGAAGTGTATAAAGCAATCTTAAATGTTTGAGATGTGTCACTACTAAAGTCCATCTCTCCATTTAGCAGAGCTGTCTTAAATGATGAACACATAGCTTGTGTGATTGCCATCTATTTCTCCTAACCTACATTTGTCTTAAACTGCCCAGAACGATAGTAGTCTTGTCTAAGCTTACCATCTCCAGTTTGTTTAAGTAATGTTATAGCCTGCAAGTAATGTTTATCATATAAAGCTATCATATCAGCCTCACCCTTTTGGAACCGTATAGCTTCAAGTAATGTACCGTTTAGTAATGCCGTATCGAAGTTATCTCCAAGGTATGTGCCACCTGCAGTCACAATAGATGTAGGGTATTTAGCGTATATATGTTCTAATGTATAATTAGCATCTGGAATTGGAGAAAACATAAATTTTACATTTGAACCTGAAGTGCTATAGTAAGCATAAAACTTTGGTAACCCACGTTTAGCAGTTGTAGTCACAGGATATGCCTCTCTTAAAAAATTAGAGTCTTTATTTAATAAGAAAGTCTGAGTATCATTATTTACTATTGCTAAACTATAAGTGTATAAATACCCATCAGGTGTAGTATACAGCTCATTACCAGCAGTTAAACTACTACTATCTACATTACGCATTGCTGGTAATTCTACAGAATTAAGTATCTTCTGTTCTGCCTGCTGTGCAAATAGTGCGTGTTGATCTGCTGTAAACGTCTGTTCACATACTTCTTCTACATTTGCTTTTAAACTTGTATAATTCATAATCTATGCCTTAAAAGAATAACCTTGTGTAGCTGCACCTATACCTCTGGCTTTAATTTTACCTTTGATTAAACCTCCACCACTATACTTTTCAGCCATAGCTGGATTCATTTTCTGTTGTACACCTTCAGGCAATTTAGAAAAGCCCTTCATGT